TTGTCTTGTGATAAAAGCTTCTGCTCCCATGTTTTTATTATTTAAAATGTGTAAAAATTATAATAACGTGTTGTGTGAAAATTATAATATGTAAACAAAATTGTTTACAATGCAAAAAGCCCCAGATGTTATAATGTTATAGTTTCATTATTGCATCATATAAATCTTTAACAGATTCAAACTTTTTTGTATTATATATATAAGTAATCTTATCTCTAAGCGTTTCAAACTTTCTAAGTTTTTTATTTTCTTCTATATCCATCCACATTAAATTTTCTAATCTATTATCATTTCTGATACCATTAATGTGATGAACACTTAATAAAGAAAAATCTCCTAAAAAAGTTATTGCTATTAACCTATGTATATAATATTTTTTTCTTGATCCATTTTTATATAAACCAATTTGTAGGTAACCATTTTTGTTGGTTCCTTTAATATATTTTTTGGATTTTATACTTCTTATTTGTCCTGTTATAGACGCTTCATAAATTCCTTCAAACTGTGGTATTTCTTTAAATTCTTTCATATAGAAAGATATAAAAAAGCCCCCATAAAAACTAATTTATAGGGGCTTTTTTAATAATTAAAAACCTCTTTCTGTGAGGCTTCATACTAAAATCTTTAACTTAGAATTACTTCAAAGTCTCAAGAGTTTCATTGAATGCACATAAATCAATGATTGTTTCATCTACAAGTACAGCAGTACCTGCATTATCTCCAGCTTGTGTTGCTCCGTTCTGAGATAATTCTTTAATTGAAGCTTGCTCTATCCACGTTCTTGTGTAAGATCCATCTTCATTTTTTGTTGTTAATTTTACAAAGTTACCCATGATATATTTTTGTTTAAAAGTTTCGTAAATATACAAATACTATTCCTAAAACAATAACATTACTAACATTTTTAGGAATTTTATTAAATGCGCCTATTATTTTCGAATTGCACCTACTTTTGTAACAAAACTTGTCAAATTATATCATATAATTCGACAAATATTCGAATTAATGTGTATTATATTACACAATTTCATGCATAAATGTAAACTACGGTTAACATTATGCCTTCTTTATGTAAGGCATTAATTCGTATCCTAATACATCCAATATTTTATCTAGAGTATTATATGTAGGATTACCTTTACCTAATTCTATTGCTTTAATTGTCCGTAAAGAAACTCCAGATAAATCAGAAAGAGTTTCTTGATTTATATCTCTTTCTTTTCTAATATATTTAATAAATTCATAAATATTACTCAAATTAGTAATATTTTGTTTTACTTTATTTAACTTATTAGTAAGTTTTTGTTCTTGTATCTTTAATTCTTCTTTAACCTTTGTAATACGTGCACCTTCGTATTGTATAATATTCATAAGTGGAGATATCTCCTGATGATAATAAGCTATCCAAAATGCTTCTCTTTCTGATAAATTATCTTTAAAACATTCTTCTATAACATCAATTAAAGGACACAAACCTTCTTCTCTTAATTCTTCTACCCATAATCTAACAGATAGATTATGAGATAAAATTAAGTGCGTTTTTGGTCTTCTTAAACCATTTGAACTTTTGCCAATGTACCTATAATCATCTGACTTTGGACATTTTAAACCATATATTAATAAATCTGACATAATATGTTGTATTTTAATAGTGCAATATACAACACTTTTATCAGATTATCAAATTAATAGTTTATATTAGTAATATAAACTATACCCTTTTGCGTATAAATATACTCAATTGGCACTTTTAGTAGCAAATGCATATAACTAACATCAAGTGTTAATCATAATAGCCTACAAAGAACTTCTTAACCTTCTGCCAGAATGTAGGCTGTTGATCTTTAAGCAATTGTGCTTCAGGTGGTATTGTTGTACGAATAAGATCCTCATTGAGAATAAGATAAGCATCAGGAGCCATTGGTGTGTATCTTGTTTCAATACCAGACCAAAAGTCTTCTCCTTCCCATTCATCCTGTATACGTAGTCCTAAGTTAAGCTCAAACATACCTAACGTCATTTCAGCTCTTGCCTTATTACATTTAAATGTTTTCTTAATAAGTGGAATAGCTAGCTTACGCCATGCTTCTGTTTGTTCTGTTGTCAATGTATACACTCTCCAGAATTCTGGTGTGTCCATTGCGTCCTGATAAGATAGTCCTATCATTTCCATTTGCATAGAGACCAACTTCCTGTTGATCTCTTCACGTTGTTTCTCTGTTCCTGCCATATTATTTTAATAGTTTATGCCACCATTTAGTGACAGCCTTTACAGGTGCGTGTATTATAGATACTTGATCTAATTGCTTTTCTAATGTTGCAATATGTTGTATATAATTAGTTTCACGTTCATCACCTCGTTTTTTCATTAAAGATAAATGTTTTTGCATCTTACTAAGCAATTCGTCTTTTTCAACTATTTGGCCACTTATTTGGTGCACAAATAAAAGATTTGTTCTATTTCCCAAAGTTAAATAAACCATTTTTTCTTGTGCGAGCTCATCAAATCTTTCTTTATATGCATTATTCTCTATTTCTAACATTTTATACTCATGAATTGACATTGTAATTGTTTTTTCTACCATAACGTTAGTTGGTTTGCGATTATTACTGGTCTTCTCTTACCATTATAATCAATCTTGTTAATAATTCTTTCTGCTCTCTCTATATAATAAGAATGATTAATATTATCTAGAGGATGATCTTTCTTGAGATGATTACACACTGTCATCACCCATTCACCTGCTTCCACTTGTGATACAGATGCAGCGCCAGACATAGAATCTACGTTCTTAACCTTTAATAGCTTTTCTCCTGTATTAGAGATATAAAACCTAATAAGTTTATTGTAGACAGTCGTCTTACCATCAGCTTTTCCTTCAAAGTGGAAATCTTTGTTAGCTCTCTGACGCATAGCGAAATCATAAATGTTACTATGATTAATGATAGTGTCAGCAACAGGAGTGCCATTGATGAAATATTGCTCAAGTGCGATAGGTATAATCCTACCAGACTTATTTTTATGCAACTCAAAATCAGTAAGAAAATCACCCTTTTTCTTGACTTCTCCATTTGTTTTAACTGCGAGGTAATCGTTGACAGTTGAAAAGATAATTCTACTGTAATCGGTTCGTTCAAGCTCATATTCTGTTAATTTTTGCCACCATTCATTAATTTCATTCATCTTATCTAGATGAGTTTTCTTAATTCTAATTGTTACACCGTCAGTGTTAGCTGATATAACATGTATACCTGCTAGTTCATACGCTTCAATAAGCATAAGCAAGCTAAGCTCTCCAGTGATAGTAGTAAACATAGTAAGTTGTCTATCATAGATCCAGTTCTGCATATCAGAAGACTTACCGTATACAGAATTGACAGCAAGCTTAAGAGCCCCAACAATACCTGCAATGCGTTTGTCCTTTTTAGCTTGTGGCTTAAGTTCAAGACGCCTTTCAAACATACGCTTATAACCGTTAAGAAAACCTCTACTAAGATGCTGAGGATATTTACCATTATTGATAATAATAGCAGGATAATAACTGCTAACATCCCAATCAATGATTTCATAATCTTCATCAGCTTCAAATACTTCAGGTTTGTTTTCCGTGTGTAAGCCACCCTTAGCAAACGTATAAGTGTTGCCATAAAATGTTATACTTTCTTTAAAATCATCATTAAGTCCTAATACTAGTGCTTTCATTCTTTTGAGAAACTCTTTTAGCTGTGGCGTTGTAAAACTTACATAACCACCTATACATTGTTTCACTTTAATCTCCTTACGAAAGAATCCTTTCTTTGGTAGATTTTCATACGTTGTCTTTGTTTCCTCACAATAATACTTCTTAATCATCTCATCACCAATCTTAGAATCAGAATAGTTAAGACAAGGAATGTTAAACTCTTCCTGGATATCAAGTCTCAATTGTATTTGATTGTTATCCTTGTATAATGGATGAACGGTATTACCTGTAGTCACCTTATAAAACTCATGGGTTGCATAAACATCATTACGACAATATCCTCTAGTGATTTCTATTTCTTCTTGAGTCATATCAGTTTTTGTATGATGAATAGGCATCTCCTCGATGTTCTCCAAATCCATCTCAAACTCAAGTCTCTTCAAGGAAACCATACGATTCTTATTGTCAAAATGATTTACCTTGAATAAATCTATTTGCTTCATAGACAAATCTATTTCTCTATATTCAGGCCATACATCAAAGTTAGCATCATGTATAACGTCTTGAGCTTTCTGTGCTATTTTAGCACATATCTCTAGTCCATCTAACTGGTGCCATTGTTCGTAGTTACGAAGAACCCACTCTACCACTTGACTGTCAAATCTTAAATTATTGTATCCCACCCAATAATAATCAGGGTGTTGTTCTATGAATTTAACAAATGCGTCAAGATTGTTGTGCCATCTACTCACCATGAATTCATGTTGTTCATGTAATTCTGGATCAAGTATGTTAATAAGAAACAACTCTTGCATTGTCTCAATGTCATAGATTAATACTTTCATCTTTCTTCTATTATCTCTATTAAATCTTTCATTGTCAATGCAAATAAGCATTCATATTTATCCCCATTCCAATAATCAAGATAACTCTCTCTTGGAATAGCCCACCACAACTCTTCATGATGATTGTAATGGAATACATAGTTATATATTTCTGTCATTTCTTTGTTTTTGTTTATCAATTACCCATATCGCTACTCTCATTATTCTAATAACAATGTTATAAACAAAGTCTTCTAACCAAATGATTATTTTACTTCTT